TACGCCATTATCTCCTAAAAGAATGATGTTGTGTCCGTTGATGTCTTTTTCAAGGTTCTTTATTGCCTTAAAATCTTGGATATATACTTTTACTAATTTCATATTATCTTTTTTCTACGACAAAATTAATAAACAAATTTGTCAATTAAAAATTTATTTAAAGATATTTTTAAGGTAATCTCTTGCGTCTAAAACTCTATTATTCATAAGGGTTTCCTTATCTTTTTCTCTTGAATAAGATTTGATATATATTCTTTTTTCAATAGGTATGCTGACAAAATCCTCAAACTTTCTTTTGGCTCTATCGTCTGATTCAAAGTTAAAGAAGTTTGCCTGTTCAAACCATTCCTCAAACAATTCCTTTTCAAAAATCATATCATTAGCAATTTCTACCATTTTAAAATCTGAAATAACACCACCATTGTAGTATTTTTCTTTCTCAATCGCCTTGTTTACTTGCATGATTGGGGATGACAATAAGGTATAAACCAAACTGAAATTGTTTACATTGTATAACTTCATATATACCCTGCCTTGCCATTCATACTTTGCATTGTCGTTCTTACTAACAACCATTTCCCAATAAGTATGTATATCCCATGAGTTCTTAATATCAAGCACAAGATCATCCTCTGGGGCGTAAATATCACATTCTCCTTCGTGGAATTTATCCATCATTCGGACATTGTTTTTTTGATATTCATTGCCGGTCATGTCCTTAATAAGTTCTACTGACTGAGGTTCAAGCAATATACCTTTTTCAAGATATTTACTTTTAATTGATGCTTTTCTTCTGTTGGTACATGCTTGGATGTAGGTTTCAACTGCCTTCTTTTGGCCTGTTTCTCCTAATCCTTTTACTCCCATTAAATCACCTTGACTATGTGATCTAAATAATAATTCGTCTATGTTAATTTTTTTCATTTTTATTTATAATATCGTAATAATAACTATCTCCATCTTCACTTACCCATCTATCGGATTGATTCTCTACAGAAATTGTCTGAGTATCTACTTTGAATTGTTTTAAATCTTCTTGCAATGGTTTTGTCACCCAATTGCTATCCTTCCAAAAAATTCTGTTGTTAGGTTGACAAAGCAAATATCCTTCATCAGATTCAAATATGTGACCACATTTATAGTCTGAGGGTTCATCGCTGTATGGATTATTAAACCAATCAACTGTGAACATATATGTACCCCATACCTTACTGCCATCCCTTAATACAATTTGCGCCCTGTGGAATGCAAGGAAATCATATTCAATGACTGCCACATTCTCACTAAAACAATCCCATAACTGCTTCATATTAAAAGGGATGTCATTTGTAGGCACTTTTGTATATACCTCTGACAATGGCACTCTACTACGAAGCATACCACAATCAGTCATCACATGGAAGGTTAAAATTTGACCAGAACAAGATTGTATTCCAAAAACATAAACATTAAAGAAAATATCTTTGTCACAATCTTGTTTGGTAAAATATGATTTACGAACTAATCCCTTAAAGGAAGGGATGTTGGAATTTAATTTCACTTAATATCAGAACGGTAAATCCGTATCTACTACTTCCTCCTTACCAAATGGCCCAAAATCTTCTCCATCAGGCAATGGTGCCATTGTTTCAACTGCTGCTCTATTTCTTGCAATAGCATCGTTGTGAGTTTGTTCTTCCTTAGATACTTCTCTAATCTGAGGGATTTCGGATTGTGTTTTTGAAAGGTATGCAACAAGATACTCCTGAAGTTGTCTGTCAAGGGTCATTGCAGATTCATTTGTTTTTGGATCTAATGCAATAATTTTAAATTTAGGGATTCGATACTTGGTTGCCCCTTTAGTACATTCTCTTTCTTCCAAAGATATTTCTACTGCACCTTTTGAAATTTCGCTTTTGCGTGATGAGAAGAAAGTCATCCACCCATCCAATTCAATCTCTGCTTTTGTTTTCTTGTCAATTAGGTGTTTACCTCCGGCAAGGCTACTTCCAACAAACATGATGTTGCCAATTCTCAAATTACCTTCTTCATCCTTGTAGGCAATGTAGGTTGATTGTGCGTACTTACCACCGTTTGCTTTAGTAGTATCTTTGATGTCCTTCCATAAGCCTAATGCAATGGATTCTTTGTTAATCCTTACATTTAAAGATTGCTTTGATAGGTCTACCACTTCGTTGGCATAAACACCACCCTTACCTTCTACAAATCCTTTGACTGTATGTAGGCTTGTGAGCCACATAAATCTAAAAGGTAGTGTTACAGGAATGTTCTCCTTTTTTTCTTTGTCGTAGTACGATAATGTACCTTCTGAACCGGACCACTGGAACCATCTTGTGCAAGGGTTCTCTAATTCTGTGAAATTACTTCTTGATGACATTTTTTTTCTTTTTTTATAAGGTTATGCGACAAAATTAAACTATATTTTTGTCAATTAAAAATTTATTTTTCTTGTTCTAAAGACCACATAAAAAACATTGCGTCACGAATATGCTGAAATACAGATTCAGGTCTTTCCCAATTCTTTTCTGCATATTCAACCGCTTTAATAAATTCTTTACGGAACTTTTCTTTATTTGCTTTCAATTCAACAAAATCGTAGTATTGTTGCAAGTGGAATAATTCTCCATGTGAATTGCTTTTAAAGATTCTATCTGCATAATCTTCAATACCTAATTTTTCAAACACTTCTTTAGAATCCATGCTATTCAATTATTTCGTTGATTTTTACTTCCTCGTATGTTATCTCCATACCATCAAAATCCAAAACTCCTTTAAGTTCAAAGTCCATCAAATCACCTGAAGTAATGTCGTTGTCATAAAGGTTATTTACTTTTCTGATTCCGTTTTTTAGGTTTGTAAACATTCCTAAAAGTTTTTTGTCTGAGCTTGCACTTTCCTTAACGAAAAATGCAAAGATTACATTCACTGGCATGATTTTATTTTGCTATGCGTTCAAACATTACTTGCTTTGGCAATATATCCTTACAAACATACACGCTTGAAAATGGTGGATTTAAACTTGGCTTTTGATCTGAATAGCTTTTAAAGTAACTAATTCTTTTATCAAAATACATTATTTCAAAATCATTTTCTTTAAACATTGTAAATCGCTTTTGGCTTTCAAACAATCCTACAACTCCAACAAGCATTGCAAATGGGATGTTTAATTTAAACAATCGTTCAAAAACTTCGTGCTTTAATGAATAAGGTGGGTTTGAGATAATATAATCAATTCCCTTTGGCGGTTCTTCTGTAAAGAAGTCCATACCTGCCTCAATGTGTGTCCAATGAACATTGTGTCCTGCCTTAATAAGCATTTTTACAAAGTTGCTTTCGTGTGTATCAAATGGACACCAAATAAAACTACTTGACTTTAAATACTTGATAAGCGGTTCTATTGCATAATTGGGAGTGTAAAACTCATCATTCGGGTTAATTACCCCTTGCATTTCTGCTTTGTTTGTTATTAAATCTAATTTCATCTTATTTTGCTATTTCAAAGCTATTTGTTATAACATTTATTACATCTTCCACTTCAATAGGCACTCCAAAGGAAACGCTTTTGCCGGGAATGTGGTTGACTTGCATTCTAAGTTGAATAGTTGTAAGGGGTGTTCCTGTGTATTCTGCAAACAAGTCATTCATTATCTTATATGCTTCGCCAAGGTTTGCCCCTACAAATGTCATGTAGGTATTCTCCTTTGTTTGTCTGTTAGTGATGCTTACCCTAATAGTTTCTTTGGGCATTGGTGGTGGTGAGTATATTTTCATTATATTTCTGAAGGTACTTGTATTTTTGTTTTATTCTTAAACTGCATATACTTTACCCATGTTTCAAAACTTTTGCAGGGCTTAACCTTAGTAGTTTTTACTTTTAAAGGTTTTTTTGCTTGGATGATTAGTCCAAATATACTTGTGTCTGTCATAACTAACTAAATAATAATTCTCTACTATCTTTACTTAATTCAAATTTCACTTTTCTGATGGCATTCTTACAAGATGCTAACAAGCAAGACTTCCTCCATGAATATCCTTTTATCAATTTCGCTTTTTGGAGTTTCAATTCTAAAAGGCAAATCTTTAAAAAGGCTTTGCTCTCAATACTGACTTTTTTATTAAACTCTCTCAATTTTGCTTTTTCAATGGAAATTAGAAATTCGGCTTTGCTCTTAAAAAATTGTAAGGTCTTTAAGTTAAGATACCCTACTGTTTTGATTTTTACTCTGATGATTTTTTTTCTGGTCATGGCTTTTTTATTTTAAAAGATTGAGTGTGTTTAAAATGCTTTCAAATGATTTTTGAATATCGTTTGCTCGATACATTACTTCATCCATACCTTCTGCATTTTTCTGCGCATGGTTTCTTTTTTCTTCAACTGATTCGATTAGTAGATCAAGCAATTCTGCTTTTTCTTGTGCTAACTGGATTTGTTCCTGTGTTAAGATTATTAATTGTGTCATGGTTGTGTTGATTCTGTGTTTAATTCATTGATAGCGTTAATTATTTTATTTAATGCTGTTTGCTTTTGCTCTGAATGGGAAATCAATTTATTGCATTCTTCCAATGCTTCAATAATTGCTTTTCGTTCTTCTAAATATTCTTGTCTGCGTTTAACACAAAATTCCAATTCTTCTTGAGCTTCTGTTTTGACTTCTTTAAAATTCATCATATTTGCTTATTTATTTTAATTCTGTTGATAGTTTGGTTTATTTTGGTAGGATTGTATGGTCAAACCACTTTTAAGTACATTAAAACTAAGAAAAACGCTTTTTAGTCGTCTAACTTCGTTAATATATCCGTTTGCTTCTGCATGTATGATTGTTTGTTTGCAGTATTGAGCAAATAAAAGGTCATCTAAGGAGGCAATTTTTAAGGCGCTTTCCATGTCAAGTTCGTCTGTCATGTATTCAAACAATACTTTTGACAATAATTTTCTGTCGTAAAATGTAGGTATGTTCATATTATTATCTGTTATAAATTGCTTTTCTTATTAAATATTCGTTTGCATTTGCTTTTTTAAGTCGTTCTTCTATTAGTTTTTTGGTTACAATTCCCCCTATTAAGAAGGAGGAAATTGCAACTATTAAAAAGAAGATGTAATTTGATATTGCTTTTTTCATAATACTTTTTTATTAAATTGTTACTTTTTTCTACTGCCTCAACCCCCTCCAATTTACTGAAGGGGGCGCCGGCTTGACAATTTAATACCTACACGAAATACTTTTTTAACTATTGTCTTTAGTTGTTATAATTTGCTTTTTTAATTTCTCGGTGGTTTGCCGTAAAATTTACCGGAGGGCGTTTTATAAATATCTATTAAAAAGCCGTTTTCAAGGTAACAAGTATCAAAATAATTTGCATTTTTTGGATGCTCTGAAGCTGGACAAATTTTTTCTAAAAAATACTTTTTTGGCTTGTGTGCTTGTTTACTTAAAATACATTCTATTTGCGTTTTACTTCTTAACTTCAATTCATGTTCAATGATCCATATTTTCGCCTCTGTGCTTAAATTTTCCGCTTTGCTATTGTCTGAGTATTGTTTATAAGCGCTTTTTAGGTCGTTTAAAGCCGTTTTTAAAGTCGCTGTGCTTGTTTCTTGTATTTCGTATGTCATATAGTTGCACAATACTCTATAAGTGAAGGGATCTAAAATATTAAACTTTGGATGTAATTTCATAATATTATAATTTATATTTCAAAATTGTTTCTTTTGCTTTTTTAAGTTTATACCAAATTTGAGCTTTTTGGGTTGCTGTATGGTTTACGCTATTTAATACTCGAATGATTGAAATATTAATGTTGTGCGCTTTTTCTTCTGTGGTGTACTTTTTTAATGTCATGGTTTATTAATTTAAAATAATTTGTTCCAGTTCTTCATCATTGTAATTTTTACTTAAATAGTTTAATAGGCTTTTTTCGCTTCTAAACTTTAAAATTGTTTCTTTGTCGTTCCATGCGTTTTGATACTTGTATTCTTTTAAAATAGCAATATAATTGCCTTTAAATACTTTGCCTTTGTCCGCTATTAACAATACATTGTCTGTTAATACGTTTTCTCTTAAAATAAATTGATTCATACTATTAAATTTGTTGTTTTTTTTCACTGCCTTAACCCCTTGACGTTTTACTGTCGAAGGGGCAAAGGTTGTGAAGGGGGTTGCTTGCTATTTTTTTTCTACATGGTAAACATCAAACGTTTTTCCCCACGCTGTTTTTTTAAAATTAAAACCTATTTTTTCAAAAATTGAATTATAACACGATGTACCCACGCCACTTTCAAAATATGGTAATTGTCCATAGCCGGCACCATAACCAAAAATATCTTGGTTTTTTGCTTCTACATTTTCGTTTTTAACCATATATAAAAGCTTTTTTAATTCATTGCATTGGTTTAGTGCTTCGGCTATTGCGGCACTCTCTTTGTCGTATCCACAGCCTGAAGCCTTACCTACAAAAATATTTCGTGTAAAGTCTTTAAAATTTACGTTTACTGTTGCTGTTGGATTATTGCCCCACATTTTTGACTTTTTCCACTCTACTGAAATAGATATTGTTTCGATTTCTTTTGTAGTGTTAAAAACTAAATTAATAAAATCAATTTGTTTTTTAAGTTGCTTTGCTGTTGCTTTTTGTTTGCGTGCAATTAAATAGGCTTTTAAGTCATTAATATTGCTTAAGTCTTTTTTATTGCTTTTAGGGATCAATGTGTTAAAAGTCCAAAAGTCTAAAATTTCTTTAACTTCTGTTTTTTTGTTTAATTCTTCGAACCATAAATTAAAGTTAATGATTGCGTTTTCTGTTGTTTGGTTGATTAAATTGTTCATATTGATATTTTATTAAATTGGTTTATATTGATGTATTAAAATAATTGTGGTTGTATTCTTGTTCTTTCGTGTTGCTTGTTTGCTTCTATTAGTTTGCTATTTAAAGCACGCATATAGTCTATATTAGCTTTTTTAGTTAGTATTGTATTAAAATGTTTTACTTCATTACTCCAATAGCCGTATTTATTAGATAAAAAATTTAATCTTTCTTCATCTGTGCATATTTCGTAAATGTCCCAAAGTGGCTGTACATAATAACCTTTTAAAGAATTGGCAATTTTAAACATGTTAAAAACTTGGTCGTCGTCGTTTAATCCGGCTTTTGATCTTACATTAACTTTATTAATTGCGTTAATTAACTGTTGTTTTGTTGGTTTCATAAATTGAATATCTAAATTGTTGGTACAATTCTACGACATATTAATAATATAAACAAGAAATATTTTTGTAAATTTTAACAAATTGTTATAACTTACTGAATATCAATAAAATAAATTTTAAAATACTTTGTAAAAAGTAACAAAAAGATATAAAAAAGGGGTTTATTTTAGTGTCAAAAAATCGTGTAAAAAGGTATTTTCTGTCATTTTTTCGTGCAAAGTGGTATAAATTTTTATAAATCTGTCAATTTCTGCATGACCTTTTAAACTTATTCTATAGTTTTTTCTTGCGTATGTTCCCTTGTTATTTGAGGCGGAAACTAAACCAGTTTTTGAATAAACTTGTTGTGTGTTTAATTGCTCTATATATCCAATGTGTACAAGATCTTCAATTATTGTCCTTAAGTCGTGCATTTCATTTGCTTGAAATTTTAATATTTGTTTTTGTTGGATCACCCCTTTAAATTTCGTACTTATAACATAACAAGACAAAAAAACATGAATAGTGTAATAATTTAAACCCTTAAAAATATTTAGTTTTTTATTTTTTTTTATTTCTTCAATTACTGAAGGAAAGACAAGCGAATGACAAAGGGCAAAACCTAAAAGTATTTTGACTTCATTTTTATTTTTTTTTATTTCTGCTTTTAGTGTTATATCCCTATATACATACTCTCTCAATTTTTCATTTGTAAGTATTAATACTCTTGCCGGTAATACTCTCAACGCTTCTTTTGTTTCATTACTGAGTATGTTATATTCTTCATACTGTTCTAATTTCTTTTTATTCCTTACAAAAGGTTTAAATGTTTTTATATAGGTGTTATTTTTCTTTATCATTCTAACAAAAATAGCTATATAAACAAAACTTTTAAAGTTAGATTGCCCTAACTTATCTATTTAGGACTATGAAAGAATTTTTTTTGAAAATTTGCAGTATTAAAAGGAAATTGCAAGCGGGTGTATCAATTCATATACCTATGAAGGCACAAAAGCCTGTTTAATCCCCTTTATTTTCAAGGGTTTACGCTTATACATCAACTTCTTAAAAAAACGATAGGGGAGGGCTTTTTATGATCATTTTATTGTATCAAATTTTGTCTTATAATTAATATTATGTTAAGTAGATTTGATCTATTGCCTATTATACGACACTCCCCTTGCATGTGAAAACGCTTAAAATTCTGCTTCATACGACAATAAATAGGGTTAAAAGTGACAATTTAAGGGGGTGGCTTGCGTAAATTCGGATTCGGTTCGTACAGGGGCGTATGGCATTCATATATATCACCTGCCACATACTCCTGCAAAAGCGATTACTTCCCTACAATCCCCTTTAAAAACGCCATATTTACACAATAACCTCATTCTAACCTATTTCTAAAACGCCACATTCCCAAACAATCACTTCCCAGAATCAACCCTCATTAACCCTTACCTTCTACAATAGTATCTTTAAGAATGGATATGTGAGGGGGTGGGTTTAGTAAAAGGGTGTTTTTTGGGGTTATTTTGGACTGGCATTTTCAAACAATGAATTAGTTTTGTATCAAATTTTCAGGGGTTGATATATTTATTGTTGTTTTTGGGGTTATTTTAGGGTATTTATCGTTCGTCTTTTATCTTTTTAATGATTTCGGATTCGATATGATTGGCGAGTTGTTCAAAGAATTGCATGTATCTTTTGTGAGCTGATGAGTTTTTGAAGGATGTTTCGTTTTTAGATCCAAGCATTCTTGCAAGGTCTGCATGTGATAGGTTGTATTTTTTGAACAATGGATTGTGTTTCATTATGTAAAAGTAATTAAATTTTAAAAATAATCAAAAATAAATTTTGTCGTATAACTTTTAAGTATTAATTTTGTCGTATAATTTAGAAAGAAAATAGGCATGGAAAGAAAAATTAGTAATAGAAAGCGTGGTGTATGTCATCCAAAGTATATGGGGGATTATATTACTCCAAGGGGGGTTTTTAAGAATTTAGTAGAGGCGGCCATTGCAAATGACACTTATGATAATTATATTTTAAGAAGATGTAAGAGGGGTGTTGCTGGATATGGATTTTTGGCAGGGGAAGTTAGACAGCCTAAATGGTATGTTGATTTGCTAAGTTCGGATAAAGGATTGCAGGGGAGTATGATACTTGCAGGGAGAGTAACGAGGGGGAAAGAGAGAGTAATGTACTTAACGCCAAAAGGATTGTTTGGGGATGTTGCTACTGCATGTGTCTATAATGAAGGAGTTAGTGAATTTGATTTAAAGAAAATGTGTTTGATGGGTAAGAAAGGATGGAAGGTGGTGAAGTGTTAGTATTAGGCCAACAACAATTTGATTTCACCCCAAGATTATATCCTTTTGAGGGGTATTATATTGTAAGGGCAGTTCCTGTAAACAGGGAACAAAAAAGAACATTCATGTTTGAAACAAATGATATTATTAGAAGATTGTATTCTATTGAGAATGAATTTATCTACTATTTGTTTGGAGAGGATAGTGTGATAAAGGACTTAGAGTATATGGTTGCTTACAATCATTTTTGTGAAAGGTATGAATATACAGTTGATTGGATAAATAGAGTTCAAAAGCCTAAGTGCGTAGAACTAAGAAGGGATTATTTTAGAAATGAATATAAAAGTCAAAAGTAAAAAAAATAAATAATAATGATAAACTTAGAAAAAATAAAACTCCTTAATAACAATGTCTTATTAAAGGTAAAGAAGTACAATGATAAGGTAGAACTTAAAGGAGGGACAATCCTTGCAATAGACACTTCCTTTGAGCCAGAGAAACATGCAAATATTGTATGTGAAGTAGTAGCCACTCCCGAAAGATTAGTGTTTGGATATTCTACCGAAAGGAACCAAAGAGGTAACCTTATGCCAAAACCTAATAGCATGGATTGGAAAACAACTATGGAACTTAGGAAAGGTGATGAGGTCATTATTCACTTTAATGCCTACAAGTCTGCCTTTGAAGAAGCAGGTAAGGTTGTAGAAGTTGATGGTGAAGAACACTTCTTCTGTGGGTATGATAGAATATTCCTTGCAAAAAGAAAATGGAAAGATGTGGAGATAGAGTTATTCAAAGAACTTAACCACGATAAGGACATTTCTGTGGATGCTATGGAAATGCTTGGAGTAACGGTTGACAAGGATAAAAATGTTTGGAATATTATCATGCTCAATGGATATATGCTTGTAGAGCCAATTGAAAAAGAAATTACAAGCAAGTTTTTAGAAATTCCTAAATCCATAGGCAATACAGATAAGAAAAAAGTTAAAGTATGCTACAATGGAAGTGATAATGAAGGGTATCTTATTGATGTGTATGAAGAAGCAAGGGGACTAAAATGGCAAGATGAAATTATCATTGACAAGCATTGTGATATTCCACTTGAATACCATGAAACATTAAATAATAAAAGGTATTGGAGAGTTCAGAAAAATTTAGTTCAAGGGGTGGTTGTTAAAGAAAGTATGTTTTAAGTTATGATAGAAAGAATAAGCGGAATAGATACAACTATCTCAAGTAAAATAAGAGATTTTGAAAAACAAGGTTTTAAGGTTGAAATATTGGCAACACACATTGACCCTGAAAATACAAACATTATTACAATGGTCATTAAATTAAGTTAAGTATGCCTAACACTACATTTAAAGAATACGCACTTCAAAAAGCAATATGTAAGTACATAGAGATGAAATATCCTCATGTACTATTTCTATCTGATACAGTTGCAAGTGTAAGATTAACTCCCCAACAAGGGGCAAGAAACAAAGCAATTCAAAAGAGAGATTTTAGTTGCCCTGATTTAATAATCCTACAACCAAACGATAAGTTCCATGGATTGATGATGGAATTAAAAGTCAATAGTCCATACACTAAAGAAGGTAATTTAAAAAAACAATCTGTGGAAGTAAAGGTTGCCGGGAAAGTAGTTGACAAATATGACCACCTTGAAGAACAAGATAGGGCATTGAGGAAGCTTAGAGAAAGGGGTTATTGGGCAGATTTTGTTTGGAGTATTGATGATGCAATGAGAATAATTGATAAGTATGTAGGGAATTTACTATGATTTACACCGACCTTAAATATATAGCAAGTACAAACCAAGAGAATGACTATGCCGAACTATTTAGGTATTTAAAGACATTTGTAAGCCAAAGAAGAAGGGCGGTATATAGACACGATGGCGTTCCATATTGCTATGTTAGAAAAAATATGATTCTAAAATTAAAAATGGATAGTGTGTACTTATGCAAGACTTCTGAATTTGATGGCATCCTCAGAGGGGACTACATTAGTAAAAAACCTCTTAAAGTAAACTTCAAGAAACTGGCAATGAAAAACTTTTGCCAACAAATCTTTAAGCAAGTGTGTAAGCACTATGGATTGCCTGTTCACAATTCCCTCATACAAAGTAAGGTTACAAAGAATAGTGTAAAAATGTTCCACCACCATGTATGGTATAGAATAAAAATCTACTACGAGTTTGATGACAATGTGCCTTATGGAAGGTTTAAAGTAGAAGATGAAAGGAAGGGAATTAATGAATATAAAGACATCCCCGAAGATATTATTTTAAAAATCAAAGAAAAAACAACATATTTGCCTAATATATTATAAGTATGGAATTTGCACCAAGTGATTTTAATAGGTTAATGATTGATGTTTACAATGCAGACATGAGTGTGCCATTTGTAAATCAATTCCATCAATTACAAATCTATACGGAATTTTCAGACATCATACCTAAGAAACTTGAAAGAAATAAAATCATTAAGTGGATAGTGTATGTTTATGACAAAGGTTCCCCTTACAGAGATAAGTATAAGAACTTAACCCAAAGGAAAGTTCAGGCAATGATTGATGCAGGGTATGGACTTGAAGGAGAATTTTTCCCAAAGGAAATCGAGGATATATTGCAAGGGAAGAATGAAAGAGTGTGCAATATGATTATTGCCTACATTAAATTACATTGTGATGCAGAATATGCCCACTTAATATTGCTTGAAGCAATGTACTTCCAAATTTACCGAGAGGTACTAAGTGGAATTACTCAGAAGATTGGTGAGCTTGAAAAAACAAAAGAAGCATACACCAATGCCATACATACCGTATTAATGAATGATAAGGACAAAGGGTTATTGTCTGCACTCTATAAAAGCATTAATAATGACAAAGTAAAATTAAGGCCAGAAGATATTGCCAAAAGCATTAGAGAAAAAGGAGTTGAAAAAACAGTTGAGGAATTAGATTAAAAATATGAGAGGAACAAGATTTTACAATTTTAGCACCGAAAACACAATTTGCCATTCATTAAAAGTATTGGGATTTAGTGTATGGTCATTTTATTATAACAATGGATTTGGATGGTTCAGATTATTTAATAAAGGATTAAAGTGGAAAAACACATCTATTCATGGTTTTTTGTTTAGTGAAAGAAATGGGCATGCTCACAATAAAAGTATTCAGTTAGGTAAATTTAGAATAGCAGTTTTAGATTAATGAAAGAAACTCTTGATAAATATAAAAGGTATGGGATAAAGAAATCTATCTTAGAAGGATATTCAGACGAAGTCCCTTTTATTGATTTTAACGAAGATGACCCTGACTTAGATACTATCAGAGTACATTTGCCAAAAACACCTAATTGGAATGAGATTGATGGATTTGGGAAACCTGCCAAAGAACAAAAATTCACAAGGCAACAAGTCCCAAGCAAACTTCAAGCACTTCAAGAAATACAAGATGAGGATGGTGAGTTCTTAACCCAAGACGAAATATGGGCCAAGATAGATGAGGATGTAGAATACTATGCCGAAGAAATTAAATGGATAAAACTACAATGGAAAAGAGTATTGTCAGGATATTGGTTTTTTAATAATGGCAAAGCAACCTACATTGATGGCTGGAATTATTTTTATCTAAACTTCTACAACCTTGACCATGGACCACCCGAATACAGGGATAGGGATAGAAGGTTCTTTTTATTTGCAAGATACTGTTATAGTGACCCCAATTGCTACGGATTTGTTTATCCAAAACACAGAAGGGAAGGGGCAACTTACAAAACAAGCTGCATACATTACCTAATAATATCCATGCTAAATAATGCAAGGGGCGGTATTCAATCCATGACTGACGTTTCTGCAAAAGACGTTTTTAGTAAACACATCATTGACCCATGGCGAAAAATGCCATTCTTCTTTAGGCCTAATCACAATGGTGGTGATGACCCCAAAACATTATTGTCATTTAGGGCATCTTCTTCAAGAGGTAAAAAAGGAATAAAAGCAAAGAGTGGTAAAACCTTAGACAGTGAAATTAGTTTTAGGTCATCAGGGGAAACCGCCTATGATGGTACGAAATTATATTTCTATCACCATGAGGAAATTGGGAAATTGGTTGAAGGAAATGTTGTAGAAAGATGGAACATTGCCAAACTAACATTGTCAACAGGTGCCGGTAGAAACATTCATGGATTTACCATTCAGACATCAACTGTTGGAGAAATGGAAGCAGGTGGTGGTGAGAACTTCCGAGAACTTTGTGACAACTCTATGTATGGCGAAAGAAATGCCAACGGACAAACTGCAACTGGATTATATATTTTATTCATGCCTGCATACGATGGATTGGAAGGATTTGTTGATGGCTATGGCATGTCTATCATAGATGAACCTACTGAGGAACAACTTTATTACACCAAAGAAAAGATTGGTGCAAGACAATACATAGAAAACCAAATAGAATACCTATCAAGGAAAACAGACAAAACAGATTTGCTTGCATTCCAAAGGCAACATCCAACTACTTACAGAGGTTGTTTCAGAACAAACCAAAGAAACCCATTCTTTAACATACCACTTATAGAAGAAAGGTTGGACCAACTAAGGGATGATAAGACTATGATGATAAGAGGGAACTTTGAGTGGTTAGGTCAACCTTATATGTCAAAGGTAAAATTTGTAGAAGATCCTAATGGAAGATTCAGAATGTCTAAAATTCTCCAAGGAAATGAATCGAACAAGTTTTTTTGGAACGCTGAGTTTGAAAGCTGGGAACCATTGAATTTAGGTTATTGCGCAGGGGCCGATACATTCAAGTCTAACAAAGTAAAAAGTAAAAAGAAATCAGATGGTGCCGGTGCAGTATTTTGGGGCCACGATATTTTATTAGACCCTCACGATAGAGAGGTGGAACTTTGGCAAAGCAATAGGTTTGTATGTACTTACTCAAATAGATTGCCTACAAAAGAGGACTATGGCGATGACATGATAATGATGTGCCTGTACTATGGTTGCCCAATGTTTCCCGAAACAAACGTGCCATTCGTAACAGAACATTTTGAAAAATTAGGTTTTGATAGATTTTTAGTAAGGTGGAATGAGAGAGGTAAGTATGATACCATTGCAGGTAAAGATACTACGGTAAAATTAAAGCAAAGAATATTTAATGAATACCGAACATACATTCAGAGGCATGGTATGAGAGAAAGGCACTCAGACTTGCTTATAGAAATAAGGGACATAAAAGACATTGATGATATGACCAATTATGACTTATTTGCAGCAGGTGGATTTGCCTTAATAGGTAACTTAAATTATTGGCCCGATGTCCAAAAAGATAATTTACAACAAGATGACGAAAATAATCTTACTTTTGTACAAGAAATAATATATTAATGGCAAATTCATTTAATAATGGCAATACAGTAGGGATATATGGTTTCCCATCACATGACATAAATCCATCTGACAAACTTAAAAAAGATTGGAATGTTGCGTATTGTAAAGCAATAGATTCCCTTTACAGAAATAATCTGTCTGGTTTAAACTACACCGATGCAGAAATATTCCGAAAGTGGAGAAGGTATGGGAATGGCAGACAAGATAAATTTCAGTACATGGATTTACTTGGCATTACCCAACAAAAGGCACCAAACATCCCTACGCAAGTAACCACATCTGCCAACCCAACAAGGGTGACAAATGATTCTGTAAGAAAAGGTTTTATGAATGTCAATTGGGATATTGTTCCTGTGGCACCAAACTTTAAAAATATTATTCTTGGAATTGGTGAGGATATGGACTATGATGTGTTTGCCGATGGAATTGATGAAGCAAGTTCAGCCGAAAGAGAACAAATGAAATGGCTTCTTTGGGTAGAAAGAGAAATGAAAGACTACTTTGAGAAGATTGAACAAACTGCCAATGTTAAATTTGAAAAGCCAGACTACATCCCTGCAAGTAACCAAGAGTTAGAGTTATTTTCACAATTAGGTGGATTTAAACTAAAATCTGAAATGGCTATTGAGCAAGGGATAAGCTATACATTAGAATTGTCTGATTGGAAAGAAATTAGAAGAAAGCTATTAGAAGATGCCTTTGAGTTAGGCGTTGTAGGCGTAAAAGATTATGTTGATCCATTCACCCAAAAAGTAAAAGTAAGATATTGTGACCCTGAATTGTGTGTGATACCATACAACCACCAAGAAGGATTTACAAACATGCCATTTGCAGGGGAATACACCTTTTATAATATTGCAGACATTAGAAGTTTAACCAACCCTGATGGAAGTGCAATCTTTACTGAACCTGAATTAAGTGATATTGCAAAGTTTGCACTTACACAATGGGGTAATCCAAATGTAATAAGTAACATGCAACCTGATGCCTTTGGCAGATATGAGTATGACAACTTTAGAATAATGGTACTTGACTGTGAGTACAAGTCAGACGATACCGAGTATAATACCGAAAGAACAACTGCCGATGGTAAAAAAGTAGTCCATAAAGATACATACGGTAAAGTGAGAAATTCAGAAACGAAAAAAACTCACGTTATTAAAAAGCAAATGTATTACAGATGTAAGTGGATTGTAGGAAGTGAATATGCTTGGGATTATGGACATCAATTTGACATTCCAAGACCAACACCTTCACAAGCCAATTCAAGTTACCACTTCTATAAAATGAAAGCAGGTTCATACATTGAAAGAATTGTTCCTTATTTAGATGGTATTCAATTGGCATGGTTAAAACTTCAAAACGCATTAGCCAAAGCAAGACCAGCAGGATTGTCTATTGAATATGGAAGTTTGACAAACATTTCTATGGGTAATAATAAATTAACGCCATTGGAAGTTTTAAGAATTGCCAACCAAACCGGAGATGTATTGTTCCAAGCAAGTGCAACCAAAAGCCATTTACCATCACAAACAAATTACAGACCAGTTCAAGAATTGCAAGGCGGTATGGGTAATCAATTAAATGAATACCTTACAATCATTGCATCACATTTGGAAAGCATAAGAACTGCAATAGGTATTAATAGAGTAGCAGATGCAAGTTCACCTTCAGCAGACCAATTGGTAGGAGTGTCTGAAATAAGCATGAGTGCCACAATCAATTCCTTAAAGCCAATGTTGACATCAATATTGAATGTTAAAGAAAGGTCATGTAGAAATATTGCCTTACGAATGCAAATGTTGGTTAAGTTTAATAAGGTGTATGAATTAGGATATACTAAAGTGTTTGGAAAGAATATTACTCAAGTGTTAAAAATTGGAAGTGAGATTGAGAACTCTATGTTTGGAATACGAATAGAGGCAAGACCGAACCAACAAGAGAAAGATCAAATTATGAATGCAGCTTTGGAAAGCATGAGAGTAGGAAGGCAAGGTCAACCATTGTTAGGGTATGGTGATTATCTAATGGTCCAAAACTTTGTGAACTTAGGTATGACTAAATATGCAAGAGCATACATTGCCCAAAAAGAAAGAGAGGCAATTGATAGAATGGAACAAGAGAAACAAGCAGCCATTGCACAACAAGGCGAACAAAACGCACAACTTCAACAAATGAAAGGTGAGCAAGAAAAAGCATTGTTTGATATGGAGATGCAAAAAATAACCTTGCAAGCAAATGAAGAACGAGCAACCCTTGTCCTTAAATACGAAAAAGAAATGGAATTAAGATTTGGATTAAAGGAAATGGAAATGGAACAAAAGAATGACGAGAACATTATCAAAGAAATTGCAGAACAAGAAAAAATGAATAACCAGGTTCCAAAATAAACATTATATTTGTAACCTTAAAATACTTCTTTCGTGAGTGTTATTTTTTTTCGCAAGGGTGCCACATTAATTTGTGGCATTTTTGTTTTCTAAAATATTAGACACTTTTGTAACAACCTATTGAATTATTCCCTTACTTTGCAAGTAATTTTACACAAACATGAGCGATAACGGAGAATATTTAAAAGATTTGTTCCTTGAAGGGACAGCACATTTGAGGGAAACTCCCCCAAGTGATGCACCAATTGATGCTACACCAAGCGAAACAACACCGCCAGTAGAACCTCCTGCACCAACAGAAACGCCTGCAACACCTGAGTCAACTGCACCTACAATTACAGATGCAATCAGGTTACAGTCTATCAATGAAATGTTAGGAACAAACTATGCTTCATTAGAAGATGCGGTTGATGCAAAAACAAGATTGTCTGATTACGACCAACTTAAAGATTACAAATCTAAGTATGATGAAATCAGCCAACTTCCTGCAACAAAATTCCATTCAAAGACCATTGAGGAATTAAACGCCTTTGCATCAGTTACAGGAATAGATGACCCAACAATCATTAAAGCAGTAAAGAATTTTTCAAGCACAACTGAAAAAGACCCTATTGAAGCATTGGTGCTTGCAGAGATTTTAAAAGACCCCGGATTAGTAGGCAAAGAAAACTTACTAAGAAAGCAGATTTCAAGAAAGTACCAAACAACAGTTGATGAAGATTTGTATGGTGAAGAATTGGAAAAAGCACAAGATGAAGCAGAACTAAACAAGTTCCAACTTGAAAGAGATGCTTCAAAATCAATCAAAGAAATAGAAGGAATTTTAGAGAAGGTGAATACTGAATCTAATTCCGACACTATAAGTAAAGTTCAAGAACAAAGACAACAACTCAAAGCGCAATGGGAAGATGTAATTGGCAAGAACGTGGACAAAATTTTCAGTAAAATTCCTATCACAGTACCGAAGGGAAAAGATGCGAATGGTCAAGAAACTTTTGAAACCATAGACACACTTGAACTACCAGCAGCAGAGGCAAAGCAGTATGCCAATCAAGCTATTCAAAATCTCGTTAATTCTGGATTGGAATTAAGTGATGAGAACTTGATAAAAGCAGTAGCAGAGCAACATCAAATTGCAATTGCAAGAAACATTAACAAAGCAATCGCAAAGGTGCAAGCTAAAGTTGAGGCAGAAGCAAAGCTAAGTGCAGCAAAAGAGATTCACAATCCTTCAGGGGTTGGGAATAACGGAACGCCACCACCACAACCAACTCAAAAAGACGTTTCAGATATTATTTTTGAAAAGTACATGGGTAGGTAGTCTAATGGCAAAAAAAATGAAAAAAAATAAACTAAAGTAAAGGAGTGTTCAAATCAAATTTTAAAAATATTAAATAAAAAATGGCAAACATCCCAGCAGTTGCAGGCAATTTTCAATCGAACATTGTATCTGCATTCGACGTAGTAAAACCTGACATATTGAGCAAAATGTTCAAACGTTACAATGATCAAGGTTTATCATGGTTCTTAACTTTGAACCAATTAGGTTTTTTAAAACCAGTAGCTAATCAAATTTATTCTCACTATGAGGATGATTTGAAAAATCCAACTTTCCTTTCAAGAGGTATCGTAGCACAACCGGCAGCAGGGGCATCTATGGATGTTATCTTAGCAGCAGTAAACGTAGATACTAACAACGGATTCTATCCAAGATTAGGTGATGTTGTTTACTTTAAAGGTGGACAAACAGGTATCATCACTGTTATTGACGTAACTACTCCTGCACAACCAGAATTGACTATTAGTCCTGTAAGCACTACTTACCAATTACCTGCAGTAGCAGCTAACGAAGAAATCAGTATTTTCTCAGGTGCATTTAGTGAAGGTTCAAGACAACCTAAAGGTGTTGTTCCGGGTGCAGTAAAACGTACTAACTACACACAAATCATCAAAGAAACTATGGGTGTAACAGGTAGCCAATTAACTACTCAAACATGGTTTGATGGTTGGGTATCTGCAAGTGGTCTTGATGGCTCTTTGCAAACTGCAAGTGGTGATAGTTGGTATAACATCAACTTTGCTGATGCTGAGTTCAGAATGGCTTTAAAAACTTCAGGTGCGTTATTGTTTGGTGAATCAGGTGATGCTTCATTAATTGACCCATTAACAGGTGAACCAATCTACACTACTCAAGGTTTAATTCCAGAAATTAAAAGACTTGGTATGCAAGATTCTTACACTCCGGGTTCTACAAGTTTAGCAGACGTTGATACTTACAACAGATTGTTAGATACTCAATACGCAGGTGACTTTGTTATGGGATTATTCTCAAGAGCATACACTACTGAGTTTGAAAATGCACTATCTGCATTCTTAGCTAACACTAACATCAACTATGTTGAAGCTCAAATGGAAGCTAAATATGGCAGACAAGGTAAATCAATTTGTACTGACTTCAACTCTGTAAAAAGAGGTGCAAGAACATTCATGTATCAAACATTCATGGAGTTCTCTAACAGACAAACTTTTGGTATTACAGGTTCAGTAGCACAAACTTACGGAGTATTTATTCCAATGGCTCAAAAGAAAGACCCTAAGTCTTTACAATTGACTGATAACATTGGTGCAAGATACAAAGAGAAAAACGGTTACAGCAGAAAAATGGAAATCTGGTCAGTAAACGGTGCAGGTCCCGGCTTAAAAGTTACAGACATCGACATGAACTTTACATACATGCGTTCAGAAATTGGCGCACATCAAATGGGTGTAAATCAAATGTTGTTAGTTTCAGCATAAACAAACTATTGACACATGGGGACAACAAATCCCCATGTGTTTTTTTAATTTTAAATTTTACACAACATGATATATATTAATAACGAATTAGCAAAAATCAACTCAATCCCAGAATTGAGAACTGCAATGAATGAGTTTGACGCAAAGTTTGAACGCAACATTGACAAATCAGGAAAATTAATCAAGCCAATTACTATCAAGTATAGAGATGGTTTGATACAACCCGACAGAGATAACCCCGGTAAGTTTGCAATGCCAAGGTCACTTGGTTTAAAGTTTGTTGTAAGCGCCTATGTAAATAAGGAAAATGCGGAAGTAAGATATTCTTCTACTCCCGGCAGACCTAATCCAAAAACAGGCGAATTAGAATTTGGTGTTCAAAGTTTACCAATAGAGAATGGCAGAGCATTAATAATGGATAAGGACTTAGCGTTCTTCTTTTATCACTTCTCACCACAAAACTTTGATAAACCTGAGAACATGCAAAACAACAATGCTTGGTTTGTGATTGAGGACAAAGTAAACGAGAACGTAGAAAAAGTAAAAGCAAAAAGAATTGCTGCAATGGTCAAAGTAAAATTGTTTTCTGAAATTGAGGAAGGTGGTTTAAATGACGAGCAATTAATTGAAGCATCTAAAAACATGTTAATTCCAAATGTCCAAGGATATGTGGATGAAGATAATTTAGATGGATTGAGATTATTGCTTGAGCAAATCACTACCAACCCTATTAAGGCAGATGAGTTTATTAGATTGACTTCAAGAACTGCCATTACAGGCATGCACAAACCTCAAAGACAGTATGAAGTAATTGAAGCGTTAGAGGCAAGGATAATCAATCAAGATGCCAAAACAAGAAGTTTCTTCATGTGTGATGAGAATGGCAAGAATAGCGGTAAGGCAATCTTTAAATGGAAAGAACGTGAACATGATCCATTGGGTGCGTTTATGACTTACTTAGTTTCAGACAACCAAGAAGTGTTGGAAGTAATTAAGGAGAAAGTTGCAGCGTACAAGATAATGAACGATACAGAAGGACAACCTTCATAAAGATACCTTTCATGGTGTGTAAAAACAAAAATTGCCAAGCAGAAATGTTTGGCTTTTTTTGTTGGAATTAATTATCTTTGTATCATTTAGTTTAAGCCAGCCAAACAATAGTGCCTGCAATGCCTATCTACTGAAGCTTGTTGGCCATTTACTGCACAAACGAAAATTAATCAAATTGCATGATTGATATAAGTTATAGCAAACCCTAATTTACCCCTTGCAGACGTTGTAGGGGGTTTTTAGTTTAAAAAGGATTTATTTCAATATAATAGTTTGTAATTTGTTAAAATAGTTTTATATTTGCACATATTTAAAATAATTATGCTAAAAACTAATCAAATTATGCAAAGAGATTTAAACGGTACTAAAGTTAGTCAACGAACAAAAGATGGCTATTTTAATGCAACCGATGTTTTACAAAGTTTTAACTTAACCTACGATACTAAAAAAAGGTTTAAAGATTTTTTTGAAAATCAAAACACAATTAATTTTATGGAAGCATTGGAACAAGAGATTTTAAATGGGGACAATTCCGCCCATTTAAAGTTAGTAGATTCTACAAGGGGTAGAGGAGGGTCAACATGGTTAAATCCATATTTGTTTGTTAAGTTTTGTTTTTGGTTATCGCCACAATTTGAAGTAAAAGTTATTAAATGGGTTTATGACAACTTGATAGACTTTAGACATGAGGCAGGGGACCACTATAAAGAAATGTGTAAGTCAATTAGTGAAACTTACCATAATTGGTATGGCAAAAATCCTGACCCATTAATTTTCCAAAGAGAAGCAAGGTTTTTAAACTATCTTGTATTTGGTAGCGGACAAACTAAAACAAGAAATGAAGCAACCGAACAAGAATTAGAGTTAATGAATAAACTGCAAAAAATAAATATCTCAATGATTAACGAATGTAAGCCGATAAAAACAAGACACGAAAGGTTAGCAGAATTTTCAGATATGTACAAAAAGACAATGTAGGAAAACAACTATAACAAAATTTTCCTACATTTGTCACATGAATGAATTTTTTAGCACAGCAATAGGCAGCTATGTAAAAGTGTTTTTAACAACAGTTGTTGCAGTATATATGGCAGAATTGTCATCAGGACATGATATGTTTACATTTGATATTTCTATGGCAAAGAAATTATTAAGTGCAGGGGTGGTATCAGTATTGCCTGTAATTTACAATGCCTTAAATCCTTCAGACACAAGATATGGCAAGAAAAAAGGTGTTGAAGATTTTAAGCCAGAAAACACAGACAGAATAAGAGAATGAAAAGAAAAAGAGCTTTAATAAAAAAAATGTTGCATCAAGAATTATATAAAAGCTATTGGCATTTATTTTTTTGGAATAGAGGTAAAGCAAAAGTTAAAGACATTAAAACCATTATAAACGAATTAAGATAATGAAAAGAATATTTATATCGGCAGGACATTCAGCAGGTTCAGGGGCAAAAGACAAAGGTGTTCCACCAACGCCATTCTCAAAAGGAAAATCTGAGGGAGAACTTACCTTAGAATTGAGAGATAGAATTGTAGAAGATTTAAAGAGGTTTGGAATACATGCCCAAACGGACTTAAATAAAAATGCCTTGGTAGAAACACTTGCTTGGATCAAAAATGTATTTAAGTCAGACAAGGATAGTATCTTAATAGATATTCACTTCAATGCTTTTAATAAAGTTGCAAATGGTGTGGAAGTAATTGTTCCAACAGGTGCAAGTAAAAAAGAAACAGACATTGCAAAAAAGATTGTAGATTTATTATCAGGATTAGGTTTTAAGAATAGAGGTGTGAAAGGAGAACATCAAACCGCAAGAAAAAGACTTGGTTGGATGAGGCCTATTGGACATAACATTTTAATAGAAGTTTGTTTCATGGATAACGAAGCAGACATGAATTTGTATTTTACTAACATTGATATAATTTCCAAAAGAATAACCCAAGCAATCACTACCAACTGGGATAATTAGAAATGGATAAGGTGAGGGTTATATCGCCAAAAGGTACACGAAGTACCGACAATACACCCGAGCCACAAGAAGCTATTAAAAAATGACAAAAAAAGAAAGAAAAAACGACCTAATTAACTTTTTTAATTTTTTCAAAGACAATGGGAAAAACTTTGTAGGCACATCAGTTGAAAAACTTGTAGATGCTTATATTAAAGAAGAAGCAACAAAAAAATGAAATACCTTATAATACTATCACTATTAATTTTTACATCATGTAGTGTTCAACAAAAAGCCAATAGAAAAATAAATTGGTTAAAAACAAATGGTTTTATGTATAATAAAACAGACACTATTAGAGATACCATTCATGCAGTAAGAGATACAGGCAGTACCAAAGTAGTTTATGATGTAGATAGTATTCTTGCATGGAGTTTAAAAGATACTTGCTATACTAAAGGTAGGGCAAATAAAATTCTTTCAATAATAAAAGCTGAACCAATATTGTTTGTAGATAGCTTATGTAATGTCAAAGCAGAATTAATAAATGGCAAAATAGTATTAACACACATTAGAAAGCCAATCGTTAAAGAAACAATCAATCCACAAGTCATTATAAAAGATTGTCCAGAAGATAAGTGGTGGAATAGATTTGTTTATGGAATGACATTTGGAATATTATTATGTTTGGGATTATTTATACTTTTGAAACGATGAGTGTAGGATGGTTAATATTTAATGCAGGAATTATCTTGGCTGCAATTATTGGATTTGGAATCTACTTCACTAACAAAAAATAATTCAAAAAACAACCTATTGTATTATTGTTTAAATTTGCTACCAATAAACAATTACAATGGCATTTTCAGCATCAAACCTTAACATTGGTTTAGTATATGACCTAACTAACAATCCAAAAGATTTTAGATTAAAAGACAATACTGACTATTCAGACGTTACTTATAGTAATATCTTAGGACTATTAAGGGCAGTTGACCCAAGTGGTTCACAATTTTACAATAACGTAAACTATGGAAGTCCAGACATAGATATATCATCATCAACCGATTCAGCAACTTTAGGAACATTACCTTTAGAAAACTCATTGGTAAAAAATGGTAACTACAATTATACTTACACAGTAAAGATTGAGGATATGTTACAATCACACTTAGTTGTGTCAAGTAATATTGCCACCAAAACCTTTACAGTTAATGGGGATATTGCAAGTCAAGTTGTATCAGGCACCGCAGCAGCATGGGAGATAATTGATGCAGGGACAACCTCATTAACAATTGTGTCTGCAACATATTCTGCAACAACAGGATTAACAACCATTGTTGTAAACGAAACTTTGCCAACATTAACTGCATTGGCTGAATTTAATTTCACCGTTGATGTAATTTACTCAAAAGGATTTACTCAAAATTATACTTACCAATCACCCGATGTTTGCATAGATTGGACCTCAGACGATTGTTGTTCAGAAATGACAATCACAGATTTGACTGCATATCCAAGCGGTTCAACAGTGGTAAGATTACATACTGTTAGTTATCCAACAGGTATGTTAGTGCCAGAAGCAGATGTGGTTAGTCCATTACAAACATTCAGTATTACTCCAATTTGGACAGGTACTTGGGTAAATGTATTTATTGCAGATGTAGAATTGAACAATGGCATTATCGAAGTAATTGATGAATTGAGAAGTGTAAAAAGATTTACCGTAAGCGCATCACAAGGATTGTGTGAGGTATATTCTTGCTTAACAAATATGGCTACAAAGTATGCAGCTTATTTGACATCAGCACCAAACAAAGCACTTGAAATGGCTAAGTTTATTAACCAAGCAAGTGCAGCATACATGGCATACACAGTAGGTATGAAATGTGGTAAAGATGACTATGCACAATACTTAGAAATTATTAAAGCAGTTGCAGCAGATTGTGGTTGTGGATGTGACGATTGTGGGCCATGTGATGACCAAACGCCTCAACAAGTAGTAGGTTGTTGTCAGAATGTTGGAGGAAGTGGAAACACAATATTAATCATTTCAACAGATGGTTCAATAACAATTTCCTCAAACACAGTTGGAGATACAACCACTTTTGATATTGAAATAAATGGTGCATTTGTAACAAACCTTGCAGAACAAGCAATTGCAGCAGCAAGTATAGATGACTTGTCTGATGTAAACACCGGAAATATTGCAGCAGCAAACGGACAAGTATTGCTTTGGAGTGCAGGAACAAGCAGATGGGTAAGAGGAACATCAAGTACAAGTTTAATTAACTTAACGGATGTTGACGATACAGGACTTGCAGACAATATGGTTTTGTATTATGACAATGCAACCACAACCTTTAAATTTAGACTTCAAACAGCAGGCACATTAAACGACTTAACAGACGTTACTATAACAACTGTTGCAAACGGACAAATTATAAAATGGAACGGAACTGCATGGGTGAATGTAAACAACACTTACAGATTATTAGGAGATGTAAATGATAGTGGACTTGCCAACGGAAACTCATTTAAGTGGGATAGTGGTACAAGTAAATTCATACCATTTGCACCAAAATTAACTTTGGCATCATTGGATGATGTGGCTGCAAGTGCAGTAGGTGTAAACAACCGTTTGATATACAATTCAGGAACAGCACTTTGGGATGGCGTAGGAATACCGACAGTATCAAGTTTGTTGACATACCA